GCCTTCCGGCGGGAATGGACGGCTCGAAGGAGCCGCCCCAGACACCAAGCGAAGCCGCTTGGTATGCCACTAACGTCACGTTCCGCGGCGGCAACGGACCGAAGACCCGCCCTGGGTTTCGTGAGATCCCGCCCGACTACTGGCGCAACCCGCGTCCGGTGCAGACGGTGACGATTTCGATTGCTGGTGGTAAAGCCACCGTCTCGGCTACGGCTCACGGCTACGACAACAAAGACCAGGTCACGATCGCAGGGGCTACTCCGGCAGGGATCAACGGCACTCACCGAATCACGATTGTCGACGCCAACTCCTACACTTTCCCTACCTCTGTGACGGGTTCGGTTACTGGCACGATCAGAGCACGCCGCGATGTCGACTCTACATATCAAGACGACTTGATCGACGGTGACACCAGTCGCAATCGCGTCGCCGACATTACCGGAGCGATCCTGATCCAAGGAGCGATCGTCTACCAAGATCCCCGCGAGGGAAATCCCGCTCAGATGATCGTTGTGGCCGACGGCAAGATCTACACGCTGAACTTTGAAAACGCTTCGTGTTACTTGCTCAACCCAACGGATGAAATTTCCGAAGACGTTCCGGTCTACATGACCCAAGCAGAGAAGTTCCTAGTCATCCAGACGGGGAAAGACGAGCCCCGAGTCTATGACGGCTACGTCCTCCGCCGCGCCAGCTACTACGGATCACGAGTGATCCCGATCGGGAAACAGATGGCTTACGGGCAGGGGCGGCTTTTCGTCGCAGTGAACGAAGGAGCCGAAATTATTGCCGGCGACCTGGTGTTTGGCGGCTCCACGACCAACGTGGCAATCACCAGTTCGAGCGCGGCCAATCCGAGCGTCATCACGACCGCCAGCGCCCACGGCTTTGTCGCGGGTGACCAGATCACGATCCAAGGCCACAGCAGCACGCCGCCGATCAATTCGACCTACACCGTAGCGACGGCACCGAGCACGACTACGTTTACAATTCCTGTTGCAGTGACCAGCGCGGGCAGCGGGGGCTTTGTCAGCCGATTCAATGCAGGCCAAGACAGCGACCTTCTCCGGTTTACTGAAAACACCTTCCTCAACGAAGGCGGGAGCTTCGCCCCGACGGGAAAAGTCGGCCGGATTACAGGGCTTGTCTTTCTTCCGGTGCAGGACACGTCGACCGGACAAGGCGACTTGGTCGCTTTTTGTGAACGCGGTGCAGTGACTTTCCAAGTGTCTGCGCCTCGCGACCAATGGAAAAACACGCAAGGCTTTCAGCGCGTGCTTTTCGACAACATCGGATCGACCAGCGACAGCGTCATTCCGGTTAATGGCGACTTGTTCTTCCGCAGCAAAGAAGGCAACGGCATCCGCACCTACCGCAACGCTAGGGCCGAGGCTGACAACTATGGTCTGACCCCGGTGAGTGCCGAGATCGATCCCGTGCTCAAGCAGGATACCCAGTGGATGCTCGATGGGGTGACCTTCGCCAACTTCGACAACCGTCTTTTAATGACGTGTCTCCCCAAGCAATACCCGCGCCGTGCCGCCAACCAGACTCAGGCGGATACTTTTGCCGCCGAGCCAATCCCGACGCTCTACGACGGTATTGCCGTGCTCGATTTCCAATCCGTCTCTACGGGGCGGGGCAAAGCCGCCGCAGTCTTCGACGGGGTCTGGACGGGGTTGCGTATCCATCAACTTCTACAAGGCACGTTCGACGGAGAGCCCAAGTGCTTTGCCATCTGCCTGCATTCCGACGAGACCGGACGCCGCAACGAGATCTGGGAGATCACCCGTAATGATGAATACGATACCCCGATCGAAGGCCCGCGGGTCATCAATTCGAGTATCGTGACCAAGGCTTACGATTTTAGAGACAACATGAGCCTCAAGAAGTTGCTTCGTTGTGACTTGTGGTTCGATGACATCGGTGGTGGGCCCGACAATATCTTTACCTCGTCTCTGGCCTACCGGCCCGACGACTACCCGAACTTTACGACATGGCAGACGTTTCAGCGCAACTTCGTTACCGAGTTCCTGCTTCAGGATAAGAACCTACTTTTCTTCACCGAGGCAATCGACAACGCGGTATGGACCAAGACCAATGCGACGGTGGTGTTCGACCAAGTGGCCAACCCGCTCGGGGAACTGATCGATGCCGACAAGCTGGTCGATGATTCCACCAACGGCCCCCACAGCGCGACTGACACCAGCCCGACCTTGGTCTCCGGTGCCGCCTACACTTTTTCTATCTACGCCAAACCCGACGAGCGCAACCGCATCTATCTGCGGATGAACAGCACAGGTTCGGCCTTCAGCGCCAATCGAGAAGCATGGTTCCATCTGAGCGGGGTCGCCGGAACAGCGAGCAATGCCAGCGCCGGAACGACCGCACGGATCGAGGCGCTCGACAATGGCTGGTATCGCTGCTCGATCACCGCGACGACCAATGGCGCAGGGTCGACCGAGTGCGTGATTGGCTTGGCAACTGCGGCGGGAGGCGCGACTTACGTGGGCGATGGATTCGCTGGAGCCTACGTTTGGGGAGCCCAGTTGGAACAGGCCAACACCGCCTCGCCTTACGATCCCGACCCACCGCAGCTTCTCAATTATTCTCGCGGCTACGCCCCCCAAGTCCGCTTCCCGACCCCGCCCAGGACAGCCAACTTGGCGACCGACGTGCCCGCCTACTTGGGACACGACTTCACTCTGCGGGTTGAGTGGGCCGGACATGCCCGGCTTGGTCGGCTCATGTTACATGGTCAGAAGGTCGTCGAAGCCGTAAACGGAGGATCCTTATGAGCGCCGACCCGAAAATCCTGAGAACCTTGGATACTGACATCGAGGCCGACCAGAATTCTTGGTCGGCGCTTCCCGACGGCCTTGCTCTCCAAATCCAGACCTCCCCCGATCACGAACTCCTCTTGGACGACGAAGGCAACCAGTTGATCGTCCAGTAATAACAGCGTAATTTAAGCACAATGGCCACCTCCTATACCTCCGACAAGAAAATCGGCGCACTAGACCCGATTACAGGAACCCTGTCGGCCACCGACGAGTTTGTCGTCAATAAGAACGGGGACACCCTCAAGACAAGCGTGGCCCAAGTCGAAGAGGCGATGTTTGCTTCTAAGACTTCCGGCGGCACACCACAGTCGGGTGACGTGGTGGTGGTTCGCCGCGGATCATTGATCCGCCAGTTAGAGACCCAGAACCTTGTTCCGGATGGGGCCATAACCAAGGAGAAGATTGCCGCCGCCGCGGGCATAGAGGACAGTAAACTGGCGAAGATTACCTCGGCGGGTAAAGTTGGAGGTGGTGCCATTACGGATGGGACGATCGGCGGATCGACGGCGGTCAATACTAGCGGAGCCATCGCCACATCGAGCACGTTGGCTGCGGGTAATACAACAATCACAGGAAACGCCACTGTCAGCGGAACCCTCGGAGTCACTGGTGTCCTTACTGCCACAGGCGGCGTTTCCGGAAACGTCAGCACAGCAACCACTCTTCAGACCGCACGCACGATTGCGATCAGTGGCGATGTGACCGGAACCGCGACTTCGTTCAACGGTTCGGCCAACATTACAATTCCGGCCGTAATTACAGCGGACGCGATCGTCAACGCCGACATCAACTCGGCGGCGGGAATCGTCGACACAAAATTGGCAACGATCGCTACGGTCGGAAAGGTTTCTAACTCCGCGACCACCGCAACGAATGCCAACACAGCCAACGCTATCGTAGCGCGTGACGCCAGCGGCAATTTTTCGGCTGGGACGATTACGGCGAACCTAACCGGAACCGCCAGCGCCATTGCCGACGGAACCGTAAGCACGACAAAAATTGTCGACGCCAATGTCACCGCGGTGAAAGTAGCGCCCGTTGAGTTCAACACTCAAAGTGCTTCCTATACCGTCACGGCATCTGATGCCAACAAAGTGATTCTAATGAATGTGGCCGCAGCAAACACTGTGACCTTGCCCGTTGGGCTTCCAGTAGGGACACAAGTGACCGTTATCCAGATCGGGGCTGGACAGACCACGTTTGCGGCAAGTGGGGGTGCGGCGGTGCGGACAACGGACAACTTCACAAAACTCTACAAACAATGGTCAGTGGCAACGGCCCTCTATGTTTCAGTGAACAACTGGGTCGTGGCCGGTGACCTGATCTAACTATGCTACGGAGATCCATCGGTCTCGGGTTGACGCCCGTGTTCAACGCGAGGCTGGTCATCGCCTCCAATACCAATAACTACAACCTCTCATCCGCTCTTCAGGCTTTGGGCTGGGTGACGGCCAAACGTGCACGGGTCGAAATAACCATCAATTCAGGCGTTACTGTTGGATCAACATCTACCGGCTCGCCGGCATTTCTGGTGAACCTCAAAGATGTCGACTACGTCACGATCATCAACAATGGAAACATCTTCGGTGCTGCTGGCGCTGGCGGTGGGAGTTTCGCCAATAGTAATGGGGGAGCGGGCGGTGCTGGTGGAACCGCGCTGCAAGCCCTATCTAATGTCCGAGTAGTTAATAATGGTATTATTGGAGGCGGGGGAGGTGGAGGCGGTGGTGCTGGGGCTTCCCGGGTTTTGGTCAGTTACTCCTTCGCTTCGTGTCCCCCAAATACTAGCTACCGAAACCAAGCTTTAGGAAACTATGGATACGGAACTTGTGGAGTGTGCGTTACAAATAGTATTTATTTTCACAGTTACGCAGCTTGCACCCCCAACTATTCATATCCGGCAGGCGCGGCGGGGGCTGCGGGCGTAGCTGGCTCTGGTTCAGCCGGAACCGCAGGCGCTTCTCCTTGGTTTTCCGGGGGAGCCGGAGGTGCGGCAGGAAACTACTACCAAGGTTCAAATAAAATCACCGTGGTTACGGCTGGAACCGTGCGAGGCAACATAGTGGCTTAAAATGAACGAACTATTAAATATCAAAGAAGACGTGTGGGATCCCAAGAAGATGTGTATGATTGGCAGTGTTGTAAGATATACAGATTTTCAGAGACCATTCGACCGTCACGACGTAGACGGCAATGTGGTCGAAAGATACAAGAATGTATCAATACGAGAAATGGGGAGACCTGATATCGCGGGTCAACATGCTACATCGCATATAAACGATACGGGTTTGGTGTCTCTTTCGCCCGACGGTGTAACCACAGACTATTACGTATTTCCCAAAGGAGACCCCACGAAGCACGTCGAAACGTATGACTTAGAGAAACCGCTTGCCGAAAAAAGCAATGGAGTAATTATTCGGCATAGTAACGACGGACAGCGCATGGGGTTGTATTATTGTGGAGCCTACAATTTGCTGGTGGAGAGATTTGGAGAGACAAGCGACTTTCTAACGCTGCTCAGAAATCACTATGTAAACATTCCGCACCCGCTGGAAAATGCCGGTGTAATAATCAAAGCGTTCGGGAACGAGGCAGTATATGTGATGTATGCGCGGTATATCACGTCACCAGATGAAGTATGGGCATGAAAGTCTGGGAAGTATTACAGCGAACAATTGCCATAGAGGGGAAGCCCCTGCTTCTTCATGTATGGGACGTTGAGTGCCCTGCTTGTCTCGGGTCAATGGCTTCTCTTGCTGCTCTGCGGGAGAAATTTGAGGAGCAACTGCATGTCGTAGGACTTTGCGTAAACACCGACCCTGACGCAGCCAAAAAGTATGCCGAGAAGTATCAGATCAACTGGCCCCAAATCTGCGACGGTGAAGGCTGGAACGGGGAACTTGTCATGCAGTTGAAGGTAGAGCACATCCCTGAGATCTATCTGTTCAACTCCGAAGGCAGGCAAATCCCGACCGAGCTAGATGACATCGTCTCAAGCCTTTTGGTCGAAAACTGATATATTAACAGATATGGCACTAATCCCAGGAACACTTCCCAACGGAACTAAGTATCCCAATGACCCGCAGTCGTTGCTCGATACTTTTGCGTCCTATCTGACGGCACCTGAAGCTAAGAAGAATCGTCCGACCGTCAGTGTGGTCACACCAACCGGCGGTGGGACGATCACGTTCAATTCCAGTGGGCAGGACGAGACAATTTACTTGGACCATGATCCGGCGATCACGGGGCTGACGGTGGTGTTTCCAACTAACAGCACGAGCGCGGTCGGCCAGACGATCCGTGTTTTCCCGAGAACAGCGGTCAATGCAACGGTGTCTTACACCCTCGGTGGTCAGACCGTGCGTGGAACCAACCCGACTTCTTTGGCTGCGAGCACAAACTATGAGTGGCAGAAAGTAGCCAACAACACTTGGATTAGGATTCAGTAATGGCGACCTACCTCGAAGCGCGTAATCTCCTCGCACCCTACGTCGACAATGGCGTGGCGGTGACCGACACGGCGCGTATCGACCAGAGGATTGACGAGGCCCAGCGTAGGCTGATCGACCATTACAACTTCCTCTCCCGCCGTGAGGAAATGGAAAAGGCGTCCCTGACTTGGAGCGCCGGCGGCACGACCGGCAACCCCGCTACGGGTAGCCTCATCCTCGACAACTTGGATGCGACCAAGTCGATGATCTTGGCGCTCTGGCGCGAGGAGAATAACCAGCTTGAACTGGCCACGGGGTTGGAAACCAAGGCCAACTCCTACATCGAGCGCAACTTGATGAACGATGTCGAGCGGGCTCGCCGTGCCGCGTTCCAGACCCTTGCGACCAACAACGGGCAGAATACCTTTGGCGGACTGACGGGGCGTGTCGGTCTGGAGACCCTTGTCCAATACCGCCTGCCTGAAGGTCGGATCAAGAGCCTCATCAACCAGGCTTACCAGCAAGCGATCGACCAACACAATTTTGTCAGCCGCCGCGAGGACAAGTCGAGAACACCGATTACTTACACAGCCCTGACTTCCGACGTGGCGATTTTCAATTCACTGCTTCCTGTCGAAGTCGTCCGGCTCCTGACTCTGTCGTTGATCGTTACCGATGCGGGCGGCGATGGCACGGGGCTCAAGACTCAAGCCTTCGAGTTGATCGACCGTAATGTGACGACCTTGGTTGAGCAGACTCGGCGCGATGCGGCTGGAACCGAAGGGCGGCTCCACAACGAACTGCCTGGAGGTTTGCAAATACCGACGGCACGCCTGACAACGTATCTCTCCCAAGCGGCGACCGAGGCAGGGACACACTACGACTTTCTGACCCGCCGCGAAGATTACTCCAGCGGAGTGGAGCCCAATCCGTTCGCCTACGAGGTGCTCAAGCCTTTGGTCGAATCTTATATCGCCACTCTGGGCGGCACGGTCGATGTGTCCAACGCCAAGAAGCAGGAAGCGTTCTCCATCATCGAGCGTGACCTGATGCAGAATGTCGAAGCCGCCCGCCGTGCCACGGCCGGAGAAGCGGGGCGTTTGCATAATGAACTGCCCGAGGGTGTGCGGATCGCCACAGCTAGAATTAACGAGTATCTAAGCCAAGCCGCCGCCGAGGCTGGCGCTCACTGGGACTTCTTGGCCCGTCGTGAGAACTATTCGAGCGGAACTAAACCCAATCCTTTTACCTATGAAGTGCGGA